CCGGGCACGGTGTAAGCAAAACATTTTCAATGGCCCGGCTGGCTCTGTGGTTCCTGTATTGCTATTACCCGTCCACCGTGGTAACCACTGCTCCAACGGACAATCAGGTCAAAAATCTTCTATGGCGAGAGATAAGGGCTGCTCACACCGCCGCCAGGGTGCCGTTAGGCGGGCACTTAACAACCCAGATGCTTGATATGCAGAGGGAAACGGGGGTGATATGGTACGCAACGGGATTTTCAACCAAGCCCGACACAGTAACCCAAGAGGCGACTGCTTTTCAAGGCATACATAATGATCATGTTTTAATCATATTCGACGAGGCTGCTGGTATCTTACCGGAGATATGGCGGGCGGCGGAGCACATCGGGGCACCATTCAAGCGGTTTGTGGCTGTCGGCAATCCAACGACTGCCGGCGGGGAGTTTGCGGCAAGCCTAAAAGACAAGACATACCATCAAATGAGGATTGCCGTAACTGATACACCGAACTTTAAGCAGGGCAAAACTGTAATACCTGGGCTTTATGGACGTGAATACGAGCAACGGATCAGGTTGAAATACGGCGAAGACTCGGACGAATACAAGGTCAGGGTCTTGGGGCTTGTCTCTGCCAAGCACGCTGAAGGCGCGTATTATGCCAAGACGTTCAAAGAAATACGCAAGCAAGGCAGAGTAGGTCGGGTCCGGCACGATCCGAACCACTTGGTATATCCGGTTTGGGATGTAGGCTACACAACGGCACTTTGGTTCGTCCAGCCGGTAGGCACAGACTTTCACATCATCAAGTATTACGAGGATTCCGGGCTTGCAATCAAAGATTATGTTGATTTGTTTGACGAACTAAAGAGAGATGAAGGGTACCATTTTGGGGATAACATTGTCCCCTGCGATATGGACAGCAACGCTTTACGGGTGATAACCGGCCAAACCGCACTTGAAACACTCCGCAACCTCAACTATTCGGCCAAGCCGCTGAAGATGGAGGGTAGCATAAGCGAGGGCATAATCAGGACAACCCGGTTTTTGCATCGATGCTGGTTTGATGATGAAAACTGTGAACTTGGTATCGAGAGATTAGAGAGCTACCACGAGCGTAAAAACAAAGCGATGAGCACGGAGGATAACCCGGTATTCACGGGGGTGCCCGAAAAAGACGGGCCTGAACACGGAGCAGACGCTTTCCGGTATGTCAGTATGGCGGCTGCATCAAATATGTTCTCAACGTCTGAAACCAGCAAATCAGACTGGCAAGCATTAAAGGAGAAATACGCTTGACTGGTAGAAATTATAAATTAAAAGACCATAAATTCTGTGCGATGGGTAGAGTTAAGAACTGCTCAAGGTGTCAGTATTTGGAAGGATGCAGGGCCAGCTTTGAAAATTTTGCAGTTGGCGAGCGTTATCGTGACAAACAATCATTTTCGATGGCGAATCCTAACGCACTTTAGGATCGCGAAACCGACGAGGTAACTAATGGCCGAACGAGACAGGAAGAAGGAGCTTAAGGAAGCATACGAACAGGCGTGGGGTTCGTTTGGCAGTTGGCAGACGCAGGCCGAGCAGGACATACGGGCCGTCAACAAAAACGCATGGACTTCCCAAGACCTGGAAAAGATGGTAAAGCAGCGCCGCGACCCGATGACATTCCAACTGATCCGACGCAACATCAACTGGATTTCGGGCTACCAGAGGGAGCACCTACTCTCGACCAAGTATGATCCGGTAGAGAACGCCGACGAGCGGACTGCTGGCCAGCTCACATCTATCGGCACTTGGGTATTTCAGCACAGCAACTATTACTTCACGATCTCCGATGCGTTTGAGTTTGCCTTGAAGGCGGGTATAAACCTCATCAACACTTACAAGGACGGCAATGGTGATACGATGTTTGATCGCTATGCGTATAATCAGTTTGTGTTGGACCCGACATTCCGTTCGAGGACTCTGAAAGATTGCCAGTACGGCATCTTGAGAAAGCACATCAACCATACAGAAGCCAAGATGTTGCTACCGAGCAAGGAATCTTTCATTGACGCTATCAAGGAATCGGACTCAGCCGCCGCACATCAAGACGAGATGTTCACAAACTACCAGCCGCCCACGCTGTACGGGCAGAAACTATTAACCTACGATGAGTTCACGCAGCGGACGACAAAGAATCAAAAGGTTGTACTCATCCCGCTTTTGAACAGTGAGACAGTATGGCCCGGCACCGATGCAGAGTTGAAACAGGAAATAAACAGGCTTAAATACGATCTTGAGATCCCCGCTGAGTACATCAAAGTCATCACCAGGTCGGCAAAGACGGTTGAAGTCACAGCTTATCTTAATGGCGAGGAGATGTGGAACGAGATCGACCCGTTTGGTATCGGCGATTTCTCATTCACGCCGGTTATGGCTTATTTCGACCCCGATGCAAAGGACTTCAACGATAAGATACAGGGTGTTGCAAGGTTGCTGGTGGACTCGCAACGGGCCTCGGACAAGCGGATGATGAGCATGACGGCACGGTTTGATATGGCCGCAGGGCCGGGCCTTGATTTTGAAAAGGGCGCTTTGGTTGACGACGAGGATGCTTTTGCGACCGCACCGGGTCAACCAAGACAATTCGAGAAGGACGCAATCGCCCAGAACAGATATAGAGACCGTATCACGCATGACATCCCGCCGAGCGAAATACAGTTACACGACATCTTCGACAAGAATATGCCCAAGATGATAAACATCAACGAGGAAATGTTTGGTGTCCCCCCGAAAGGCAAGATGCAGATCGCCGGTATGTTGGCCAAGTTGAGAGTTGGTACAGGGTTGATCGGACAGCGTGGGTTGTTCCACAATCTCGCACTCAGCACCAAGGTTATCGGCGGCAAGGCGTTGAAGTTGTTTCAGCAATACACGCCCGATAAGGTCCGCAGGATCATAAACGAGGAACCTGCCCCCGCATTTTACACTCACGACTTCGGTAAATATGACGCAGTGGCAGCGGAAGGCATGCTGACTGATACCCAAAACAACCAATTTTATGCCGAACTGGTGGGGCTGAAGGAGATGGGGGCAAGGATGAACGATCCATTCCCCGCAAGCTGGAAAACTCTCATCAAGTATATGCCCGTACACGCCAAGATGAAGGATGAGTTGATTAAGGAAATGGAGGCAGCCGAGCAAAAAGCCCAACAGGAGCAGGCCAAGCAGCAGCAAGTTCAGGAGATGATGCAGAAGTTACAGATAATGGGCATGCAATCGCAGATGCTTGAGAATAGGGCACAGGCAGAGGAGAGGCGTACTCAGTCAACCGAGAATACTACAGGTGCGGCGCTTGACAGGGTGAATACAATGACTAAGATACAGGAGATGCAGCAAAGTATGCAGTTGAATCCTCTGATGGAGCTTGCTAAATTAGCGATAGAGTTTGAAAAGGTACAGCAGCAGAACGTTGAAGCGAAGGCAAAGTCATGAGCAGAGCGAAGTCAAAAGATCAGATGAAGGCTGAGGATGTGCTGCATTGGGCCACGGCAGGTCTGCACAAAAACCTCACAAATATCATAATGAACCTCCAGCATCGCCGGGAGCCGTACTATATGTTAATACACGTTACAGACGGTTATCATGGCAAGCCAGCGGGTTTAATCGGCAAAATCAGGAATGACCTACTGAATAGCAATACTGTGTTGACACCGGCAGAGGTGCTTGCTGGCGAGAGAACGGTTGACTTATCAAAGAAGAAAGTGTCGGGCACGAGGATAATGCTCATGGAGAACCCGCCCGCGATTCCTCTCATAAGCAGCTCACTATTGCGGGTGGATAACGTACAGGGCAGGGTGAATTGGATATACATATTACCACCGGACAAGCCCATTATTTGGGGTGCTGATATGGGAGAAGCGAGCGAGTTTGTGTATAAGTCGGCAAAGGCGGCGAACGCGCCGATAGTTAATTGAGGTTGGAAAATGACCCGAACGCCCGAACAAAAGGAACTCATCAAAGAGATATACGCAAAGTTGCGTAAGGTGTTTCCGGACTTCTACGGATCGGTCACATTTAACTTGAACCCGAAAAAGAAGGACGTTAGTATTAACGTCAATGAACACATAATTGAGGATTCTTAGAAAGGAAAGATTATGAAGAAAGTGACAGTATTGGCAGCAATTGGGACGGTCCTGTTGGTAATTGCCGGGGTATGTTTTTTGTCTGGCTGCACTGAAACCCAGAAGTGGGCCACTGGAGACCCGCCCGTTGATTACATTGCGAACTTCGGCAACGATAACATCGCCAGGCTTGCTTTTGTACAAGGGCAGAGAATTGACGAGCATCGGATACTAATACGCGGTCTTGACGGGAAGGATGACGCCGGCAATCCGACACATCAGCCGGGCATAGTGGATTACCTGGCCGACTTCGACCGCAGATTGAGACTGTTGGAGGACCAGAATACCGTTGCCTTAGACGAAATTGAGCAACGGGTGGCAACATTGGAGACCATGAATCTTGGCCCCGACGATCCAATCGAGGGACATCTCAGGTGGATAAGAAGCAAGCCCGCGTTACGGGGCAGGGAGAAGGGTCATCTTGAATTTTACGACGGCAAAGAGTGGAAGGCGGTAGAATGAGAAAGATTGACGAAGCATTCGATGTTTCACATTGTGTAGGCTGTACGAAAGAATGCAGTGTTTGTCAAGACGCGTTTTTTGGTAGTAAAGTATTTGCCTCAGTAGGTTTCTGTGGCCGGTCTGTAGATACCGGCGAAAGATTTGTTATAAGATATGCACAGGAAAAAGCGCGGAAAGAGTTGGGACTTTTAGTGGCATTAGGAACCCAATAGAACGACTTTGACAACAAAATAATCAATTAGGGTAGACCGAGAAACGGCCCCTGTATTTCTGAGACATTGCGTCTTAGATGCAGGGGCTTTTTAATTTGATAGCCGCGATAACGGGCAATGAAACGGGCAATGCAGTACGCCGATGCCGGGCAAGGCCGATGCCGGGTCTTTAATCGCTAACGAGAAAGGGTAGCAAAATGTTAGAAGAAGAAAAAACGGGCGAAGAAGATGGTGCCGCCGACCAGACAACGGGCGATACTGGTCAGGCTGGTGGTCAGGCTGACGGTTCTCAGGCCGCCGCTGAGCAGGGTACGCGAGAAGTTGAAGGGCTGAAAGCCGCAGCGACGGCAGAGCGGGCCAAGCGACAAGAGGCAGAGGCGGATGCGACTGCGTTGAAGGCACAACTGGCGGTTATTAACGCCAACTATGCACAGCCCCAAAACGCCGCAAAGCAGAAGTCTTTGTATGTTTCCATTGCCGAGCATCTTCGGATTGACCCCGAATATCCAACCCCGGAAGAAAACGGACGGATAATGGAAACAATGCTTCAGATGAGTAATGCACAGGCACAGCAACAGTCTTTTATTGCATCGCACCCTGACTATTCACAAGTAGTGGGTACATCTATGCCTAACGGCGGATTTCAGATGGCCCCACCACTACAAAGAGTGATCAACAACAATCCCGCTTTGGCATCAAAGATAGCAGGTCTTGACCCGGCAGTGGCATACCAGCTTGCCGTTACTGATCCTCAGTATCAGAAGGAAGTGGCCGACAAAGCCAAACCTGAAAACATCAAGGCTTCTGAGAAAGCAGAGGAGGCCATAAAAACAGCAGCAGCGAAAGCGTCGATAAGTGTCGCCAGTGGCGGCGGGTCAACGAGTAAAACCGCTGAAATTGCTGGATGGACTGACGAGCAGGTACACGCTAATGTCGAGAAGGCCAAAAGCCAAGTGTAGCGGAAGAAAGGAAACGAGAAAATGAGTGACGCATTAACGACCACTGATGTGATTGATCCTGCGGTTAATTTAGTGTACCAGCGGACTTTGCTACAAGCGGCAAGGCCCGAATATGTCCACGCCCAATTTGCGCAGAAGTATTCGATCAAGAGCAAAAGTGGCAATACAATGAAGTTTAGGCGTTACAATCTGTATTCAGCGGCCACAACGCCGCTGACAGAAGGTATCACGCCGAACGGGCATAGGCAGTCAAAAGTTGACTTGCAGGCCCAATGTTCTCAGTTTGGGGACTTTGCAACTTTGACCGATGTAGTTTCTCTTCTGACCGAGGATAAGAACATCGTCATTGAGGTGGATCTCCAGAATGACCAGATGCGGCATACCGAGGACCAGCTCGTAAGGGACGTTCTTGCACTTTCTGCATCGAGCACAACTTGTTCAAATGGCTCAGGAACAGCCACTCTTTTGAACAAGACAGATATCAACTCGGTTAGACAAACACTGCGAAGCGGTAAGGCAAAGTACATGACAAGCCTCGTCAGGGCGGCCACGGGACAGGGTACCTCTCCTATCAAACCGGCTTATTGGGGGATAGCAGATACCGACCTTGAGGACGACCTGGAGGCTGTAGCCGGCTTCAAATCGACATCGAACTACCCGAACCAAGGTCCGGTTCATGTCGCTGAATGGGGCTCGACGGATAATGTACGGTGGCTGACAACCACGGAAGGCTATGTATTGAGCGGCACATACTCCTGCCCGATCATTGGACAAACAGCCTACGGTATGATTGACATAAGCGGTGGCAACGCTCAGGCGATTGTCAAAGGTTTAGGTTCTTCGGGTACGGCTGACCCTCTCAACCAGAGAGCGACTGTTGGCTGGAAGATGTGGCAGGTAGCCCGAATCCTGAACGATGCCTTTATTCATGTGCTGAAATGCACCAATGGCTAATGCCGGGAAGGAACGATTATTATGAAGATGAATATGGGAAGTTTCGTAGCGAATGGCAGCGCCGTCAATGTCGATGTCGGGTTTATCCCTGATTTGGTCATGGCATTTGAAGGGCTTGAAGAAGGTACGTGGCAACTACATTTTTGGGCAAGAGAGCGTATTGATTCGGCAAGTGCGGTAGGCCAGTTTGGTCTATTAGTTGCCGCTGGTACACACTCTGTTCACGCCGCCGCGACGAACGGCTTTGCGCCATTAGATTCTGTGGCACCAAAGCAGATGATTCCGTCTCCAGACGGTGACGGGTTCACGGCAGCAGCTATGCCAAGTGCATGGACGCAGACCCTCGGTAGTGCGGCAACAGCCCGTTCTGCAACCGCCATTGGCACGATCATCAAACCGACATCCGGCAACGAGACCGGGTTGGTTTATGAATGTACCACCGATGGTACGAGTGCTGCGACAGAGCCCACCTGGCCCACAAAGGCCGGCGATTCTGTTACTGATGGCACAACCGTTTGGATTGCCAGAGAAAGCATCGTCAAAGAGCAGGGAGTAAAAGGCTTCACTCTTGGCGCAACTGGCCAGACGGACACTGACGAATGGAACTGGATTGCATTTGCAGCAGACAAAGTAACGCCTGATGTAGATTCAGTGACAAAGGATCCGGTTTAAGAAGCAAGTGAGAATTTAGGGGCCGGAGAACGGCTTCGGCCCCCTTTTTAACTTTCGGAAAAGGACATGAAAAATGGCAAAGAAATCGAAGAAGAAAGCCAAAAAGACGGCAAAGAAAAAGGATATGATCGAACTAACACAAGATCAGTTTGATGCGGCGGTAGCAGACGCAGTGGCGAAAGCGGTGGCGGTTAAACACCCAAAGCCTATACCTGTTGACATTTCAGGCAACACGCCCTTCAAGATCAAGCTCGCAGCGATGGACAAGGACCAACTGATACAGTTTGGGAGTGATGAGTTTAACCTGAAAATCGACTCCAAGTTGTCCGAGAAAGTTATCATTGAGCAGTTTATCAAGCTCGATAATGAGCGCAAGGGCAATGCTATGGAGGTGAACAAGGAATCCCTGAACAAGACTGCCAGCGCCGATGATCCGCCGATAAGGGTTAAGTTTCTAAACCTTCAATCACCGACTGAGACGATAAACTTTTCCTTTGCCGGTCCGAGAGGGATGTATGGCCCGGTCAACAAGACAGGGCATAAGAAATGCCCGACATACACACTGATCCCAGGAGAGGAATACACCCTTGCGTTGTCTGTTAAGACGCACCTGGAGAGCTTGACTTTCACACACTACAAAACATTGATCGACCAGATGACTGGCCAGGTAAGAGGGAATGTACCAGAGCTAAAGAGCAAGTATGCCCTCTATCCGGTGTTCACCAAGGAGCAATTGATAAGTTTACAAAAACCTATTTAGGAGCAAAAAGATGGCGAATAGACGAGTAATTTCAACCGCCGAATGTGACACGTTCGACGAAGTAAGGAATTTGATGCAGGAAAGAATTGATAATGAGGCACTTATGGAGGCCAAAATCGAACAATTAGCGGGCATGGTAGAGACACTGCCGAGGCCAAAACCAGAACCACTACCAGGGCCAAAACCAGAGCCAAAGTCGAAATCGAAATCAAAGTCGAAATCGAAATCAAAGTCGAAATCGAAAGGCTTTATTACCGTTAAGGCAATGTTGGCGGTAGTGTTAGTGTTTGCCCTGCTGCTTGTTGGCAGTACACAGGCAGCATACACAGCCACAGATATCAACTCGGAGATTGCCAGTAATCCTGATCTGCTGGCGCAATACCTGAGAGACGCTATCGCAGCGGGCACTTACACATTTTCGCCGATAGCTGCCCCTGCCGGCAATGATATCATTGAAGGTAAGGTGTATTACGATTCGTCTGCCAATACATTCTATGGCAGTAAAGACGGATCGACATGGACCGAGTTCGCTACAGGCGGAGCGACATCGCTGGATGCTGCGTATAATGTTGGTTATGCGATTGACGTGGACGGCACAGGCGTTACTTTGGATAATGATGTCGGCGATGGTACCATTTTGTTGATTCTAACTCAAGATGACATTACGAACGATCCCGATGTGATTTCCATCGCCAATGCTTCAAATTCGTCTACTGCTGTAAGTATTGACATTGACGGCACCGCTGGGTTTGACATCCAAGGGACAAGCGACTCATGGAGCGTATCCATCGCCGGGATATTTGACGGTGAAGGGCTTACAGGTGTAACTCACTCGCAAGGTATCTTGTTTGACACAAACAACGAGATACAATTTGGCGACAACTCAGAAGACGTTGCTCTGGTGTTTAGTGAAAACACCGTGACGTGGGCAACGGACACATCAGTTGCCACGATGGCTTTTGGTGCAGTGGACGATTTAACTGGTATAGGATCGATTGCATTTGACGATGCAGCCTCTACGATCACTTTAACGTCCACGGGCGCTACGGACCTCACCATTTCACAGGCCACGGCTGACCAGGATGCAAGTTTGATCTTGCAGTCGTCTGGCACGGGTACCGATGCGTTAAGACTTATTTCGTCTGTTGCTGACATTAAGATAGCTTCCGCCGATAATATTGACATTGATGCTGCTGACAATATTGCCATTGATACTGCTGGAGGTACTTTTGTACTAACTACGATTGCGGGTGATATTACAATAGATTCTTCAACTAAGTCGGTGATTATCAGAGGGACAGAGGAGGCGGCGGATGCTGTTGTAATAGATGCTGATGGTACTGCCGGTGGTATCACTGTTGATTATGGTACTGGGAACCTTGTTATTACCGGTACTGGTGCAAGTGCGGACTTTACGTTGGACGCGGACTTGATAAGTATTGATGGTACTGGTGCTTCCAATATAACGTTTACCAACGGTGCTGCCGAAGATGTTACTATTGAAACTGCTGGTGCTGCTGATCATAGTTTGATTTTGACTGCATCTGGCACTGCTTCGGACGCTTTGCAAATTACTACAACTGCCGGTGGTATGGATATCACTAACGGTGGTGCGTCTGGTGAAGACCTTAACATTGATGCTGTTCTTTCTTCGTTGACCCTTAATTCTGACGAGGCAACTACGGATGCTGTTAAAATCACCTCCACGCTTGGTGGTATTACAATGACAAGTACGGCTGTTGCGTCTGCGTGGACGCACACGGCAACTGGTACTGCCGATGATCTTACCATTTCGGTTGCTGGTGAGACAGATTCAAGTCTCATACTTAGTTCTGCTGGTACTGGTGAAGATGCTTTGAGTATCTTAGCGTCCGGCACTTCAGCAAGTAATATGTCGATTCTTATTGATACTGCTGACGGCGGCATAACAATGACCGCCGATGGTTCGGCCAAAGGCGATATTGTTATTGACGCTGCCGATGACGTGACTATTACTGCTGTCGGCAAGACAACCATGAATCTTGGTGCCGAAGCCTCAACTTGGCAGGGAAACTTGTTGCCAGCTACGATTGTTAAGCAGACTGTTACAACTGGGTCTTTATCGTCGGCAGACTGTGGTTATGTGAATCAGGTTGCAGTTGATGCACAAACTATCACATTGCCTGCTACTGTTGCAGGGCTAACTTATACAATCATGTGTACTGCCGCAGATGGCGTTGCATTAGTAACCATTGAGCTTGACAACAATGATAAGTTTGTTGGCGCTGGTTTCACGCCGGCAGATGGTGAGGCAATGACACTTCCTGCTGAAACGCAGAACTATGGCGATTATATCAAAGTAACTGCTCATGCCGATGGTTGGATAGTTACCGAACTTGTTGGTACTTGGGCAGAAGCTAATCCGTAAACGATAATTCTGACGGGCGGGGGCTTCGGTCCCCGTCCTTACTTTAATAGAGGTGAATTATGGCGGTAGACGAATACACATGGGTACTGTCTGAAATAAGGGCAGAATTCAGGATACTTGTCGGTCTTTCTTCAACTTCTGATATATCCGATGCAAATTGCAACAAGCGGATAAACGACTACTATGTAAACTACTTCCCGAAAGATGCCAAGATACAGAGCTTTGACGGCGAATTCACCCAGGCAACAACGGCGGTGGATGACGGTGAATACTCGATAGGCAATAGTTACACAAAACTTATGGCCCCAATGTTCATCGACGGTTATCCGGTCCAGTTCTTCCAGGACTATGACTATTTCCGAGAAGCCTACCCGATACTTGAGCAGTACATTACAACTCCGACTTTGGCGGTGGGATCATCGGACGCAGCGAAGGTTTTGACCAGTGCTTTCACTTTCAGGATTGCTGGGTATGGCTATTCCAAGGCTTCTGCCGAGACAACTTTCTCAGGTCTATCGACCGTTCCGCAAAACAAATACGGAGCGTTCTGTCTGAAAATTGACAACGAGGGCACGATCACTATTTACGAAGCCGATGATAATTCTACTGGATACGACTCAGTGGCTCTGGCGATAGCCGGTTTGCCTTCAGGCGACAGCGATACTGCTTATCTGGGTTATGTTACGGTAATAAGTACGGATTCAGGTGGATTCATACCTGGAACAACTGAGCTTAGCGCCGCAGCGGTGACGGATACCTACACAGATGGAGATCCCTCTCATAGGGGAATCCCAGAAGGCGCATATATCGGCAGAGGCAAGCTGATTTTAGGCCCGAAGCCAAACGACATATTCCAGTTTAAGTGTTCGGCGGAGATGACAAGACCTTCGGCTTTGACAGGGGATACAGTTGCCCCGGCAGACCCGAAGAACGGAAGACAAATAGCCATAGGTGCAGCGGCTTTGTATCTTGCCCCAAGAGGTGACAAAGACAGGTTGGCGGATGTTATATTGATGAGCGATTATTGTTTGGATTCAATCAAAGCAAACAAGCGGTTTCAGATGAGAGGCCGAGTAGCAGAACCGAATTTTTAAGGAGAACGATTGTGAAAAAGAGCTTAGTTACCGCGATTTTATTGTTGCTTGCCTGTACGCTTCTTTACGCAGCCACCGGCGATGAATCGTCTGTGCTTACCAGTACGGTTGACCGCAGGGTGCAGGAACCGGCCAATATGCCTGTATGGGAGCACGTTATTACTTGGACCTACGATACTGATGATGCAGGTGCCGAAACGCAAGCAGTGCCCATCAACGGTATTTTATTAAAGGTTGTGATCGACATTCCAGCGACCACGACTACCGGCACTACTTCGCAGGTTTTAATTAAGGATAACGGGGATCACACTATTTTCGATTCCGGCGAACAGGCAGAAAGCGACACCGTTCCGTATATGTTCAGTGTTTATGAACCATTGTCGGGCACTATTGATATTTCCATAGAGCCGTCCGCTGCTGCTGGTACAAGCGGTTCCTCTCCAGTGGTTACCTTACGGGGGATGTAATGAAAAAATACACAGTGATAATCTTATGCTTGGCGGCTACGTCGCTTGGTATGAGGCGTTTGCCGCCGCAGGTTTCGGATGCGTCCGAAGTCCTGCACTTGAAGTTGTGGGATGGTCCTGTTTCTTCCGGCAAGGTCTTTGATTATACTTTTAACGGGTATAATGGAACGCTTTCTGGTGGTACGGGCACTCCGGTTTCATCGCCGCCTGGATTTAAGTTTTCCGCCACCAACACACAGTACATAGACATTGGCGCAGGCCCGACAAGCGTTAAGACTGTTTCGCTATGGATTAAGTTGGATGACGTTGATGGCGACGAGTTTCCAATAGACCTGAATGGTACTGACCGTTTAATTATTGATTCTGGAGTTATCAATGTAGTTAATTTTACCGCCCCCTCGCTGTATGTAAACGGTGTTCTTGGCACAGATGAAGTTACGGCTATTGCTGCTGGCACATGGAATCACATAGTCATAACGGACACTACTGCCGCAAACGCCAACAATCTGGACATAGGAAAAAGCACTGTTGGTCCTCCTGGATTACATTTTGACGGCAGCATTAGTGATGTCCGGCTATACAGCACAGTCCGCACGGCGGCGCAGGTGAGGGATTTCTATAACCAGACAAGATGGCGATATCAGAAATAATAAGGAGATTGTCAAGTGAAAAAGCTAATACTACTCTTTACGATTGTTGTAGTTGCTATAGTTTACGGCGCATGGGACAACGACAAGCCAGCCGACTCTGATGCTTGGAACAATGCGGCTGGTTATATCAGAAACAACAATGACGCGCTCGAGGTGGAGCTGGGTATTGATCTTAACGAGGCGCACCCATACTTCCAGGCAAGTGCGCCTACAAAAAAACCAGACGGAAGCACTGCTTTAGATGTTGACGATAATGGCCGCTTATGGGTCGATTCAGACGATAACGTAGTTTATATCTTGACTGATTACTCTGGCCCTACATGGACGGCTCAGACGGCAGCGTCAAGCATAGCCGCCGCAGA